GCCACGGCGCGAAACGTCTGCTCCGAAAACGCGCGCTTCAGCGCATCGCCTTCGGCGCGTGAGGCCACATCCAAACTGACTTTCATCGGGCCACCATCCCTTCCGGCGTCAACAGCTGCCGCACGTCGGCCAGCTCGCGATCAACTTCGGCGAGAAAACTGCGCACGGTGATCTCGTACGCCCGGCGCTCGACCTCGCTCAGCGTCGCCCGCACGATCACCAGGCGCCCGGGCCGCGGGAACCGCGGATCGAAGCTGACGAAATCCGCCCAGGGCGCACCGGTGAGCCAGAGCAGATGGTCGACCTGGGGCCGGTACTCGGGCGGAATCGCGCGCGTCCGCAGGGCGACCAGGTGCGTCGCGCTCTTGGGGCACTTGATCTCGACGGCCCCGGCGAAGGCGCCGATCACGCCGTCTGGCGAACAGCCCGCGAGCAGCTCGCGGTGCGCGAGAAAGCCGATCGGCTGCACGAGATAGCCGGTGTGCGCTTCGTAGGCGCGCCGGGCGTCGGCTTCATGGTCGATGCCCCACTTCATGTCGGCCGACTGATAGCCGTTCTGGTCCTGGGTGACGCCGGTCAGCCGCTCGACGACCAGGCGGATCCGCAGGTCGCGCCGGGCGGCGGCTTCCCCGGTCTTGATCGTCGCGCGCATGTCGCGCACGGCGGTCCCGGTCAGCCGGCCGCAGCGCACCGCGAACCAGGCGGGCGTCCGTTGCTCGACGTCGACGACGTCGCAGATCATTCCGGCTCTCCCAGGGCTCGTCGCGCGTGCGCTCTGACGAGCGGACGGATCCGAACCCGCCATTCGGCGCGCTCCTCTGGCGTCAGTGCGCGGATACGCTCCCACTCTCGCCGCGCATCGTTTGGGTCCATTTCGCCACCATTCGCCGCGAGAATCAGGAGCAGGAGCTCAGCATCGGGCGTCATTCCGTCTCGCCTTCCTGCGCCGCCTGCGCGGTGACCGCCGCCGCGCGGGTCTTCAGCTGCTCGTAGGTGTCGGGCTGCGTCGCCGTCAGAAACCCGCGGTGCTCCGGCGTTGCCGCCGCCCAGACCGAGCTGAAGACCTCGAGCCCGTTGTCGGCGACCGCCCGCAGGTCGTCGAGCCAGGCGTCGAAATCGGCCGGCTTGTTCATGTCCGGTTCGGGGACGGGATCGTCAGTGACCGGCGCGGCGTCGATCACCTTGCCTTCGAGTTCTTCGATCGTGTGCTCGCCGCCAATCTCGTCGGGAAACGCCTCGCGTAATCCCGCTGCTTCACAGCACTTGGTCAGCATCTGCGTCGGCGCCCGCGACCAGCGCGCATTGGGCTTCCCGTCCTTCGTCGTCGCGACGACTTCGCGGAATTTCGTGCGCACAGGGAACGGGATCGTCTGCTCGCCGTGCTGGCGATAAAACGTCATCGCGCACCACTCCGGCGCCTTCACGCCGCCGACGGTGATCTCGGGGCCGTAGTCCGGATCGGAGTGGCCGAGATACAGCCCCGTCCGGTGCGCGCTGGTCCGGAGTTCATAGATCGACCCCATGACGACGTCGCGCCACTCGGTGCGGTTCGTGCCGCCGATCTTCACTTCCATCGGCACGATATGCACCGGGCGTTTCAAGGGGTCCAAGCGCCTCGCGACGCAGTAGTCCCAGACGGCCAGGACGGACTCGCTCAGGGCGCCGGGATAGAGGCTGCCCTTGAGCGTGCGCCACTGCGCCTCGGTGATGCCGCGGCGGGCGACGGGCTCGGGCAAGGCTTTACTGGTCGGTTCGAGCGCGTTCGAGGTCACTTGATCGGCTCCTTCTTTTCGCGAGCAATGCGCTGCTTGTGTCGATAGAGCAACGCGCCCAGGTTGATCAGTTTTCCGCGGGTTGGATAGTCGCCCCGATCGCACGCTCTATCGCGAGTGGTCGGGTCGTCGAACATTTGGCGCAGATCATCGGTCGGCAGAATCAGTGCGATGTCCGTGTGATCGATCACAAACGCGTACGCCTCCGCGAGTGACGTCGAGATCCCTGACGGCGTCCAGACCCCACATCGCTGTTTGTCGCAATGGGTTTCGATGTAGAAGTTCAGATCGAGATATCCCTTCCGCTTCACTTCGACACGCCCATCGCCATTCGCGATCCATTCCAAGAATGTGGCGATGCACAACTCACCCTGGCGGCCGTATTCGTAGTCGCGATCAAATCGCGGCTCAGGCCGGCTGTTCGATATCACGCTCGTTCCCCCAGGCCGACCAACCGGGTCGGCGCGCCCGCGCAAATAGTTCGACACGTTCGGACTCCGTGAACGCGGGGTACATCTGCTCGAGCAGTTTGTAGACCTCTTCTGGTTTTTCGCTGTGCCGTCCGCGAGGCGCTCGGAGGATCGACCGCGGACGCGCGGACGGCTCAGGGACGGCGAGATTTCCCCTAGCGGCGACGAGCAGGAGTTCGTGTGCCTGTCGGAAGTAGTAGCCCATCCCGATCACTTGTTTGTCCCAGACGGCACAAGTGCGATAGGAGAAACGCCAGGCGTCGATCACGTTGATCGCTTCGGCAAGCTTCGGACTGGTCGCCCAGAGAAACAGCACGGCATCGTCGGCGGCCGGCACCTCAAGCGCGCAAATTTCGTCGAGCGCCATCGTCGGGTACTGGTTCTCGATCGCCCGCGATTCGGTCTCGACATGCTCGTAGCGCCATGGCGGATCCGCGTAGAGCAGGCGGAACGTGCCGGCCAGGGCTGGCGGGATCTTCCGGCGCGGTCGCGTCCCCGCGATAATCAGGTTCGCCTCGACCCGCTGGTGCTCGGCGAGGATCCGCTCGCGGCCATCAGCGAGAATCGCCTCAAATTCAGTGAGCGGCACTGCCGCAAATTTCCGGGCGCGCTTCGCGATGTACTTGTGAGCCTTCCCAAGTACTTCTGAGAGCGAGATCGGGGCACTCAGTACCCCGATCTTTTTTGGACCCGGCTTGCCGAGCCCAAACGTTGCCCGTTGTGCCGCAATTAGTTCACCAATCCGACGCTCAGCCCGGATACGTACCTCCCACGCGTCTGCCTCCAAGTCACGGTTGTTAACCTGCCGGGCGTACGCCCGCATCGCTTCCGCCGAATCACGGATGTCCTTGGCGACATCTACCGACTTCGCCGCCGCAAGCGCCTTGCACGCCGCGTCATACCGAACAAGAGCGACGCTCATCGCCCCGCCCCCGTCGAGAGATCGACCGCCTCAATCACCCGCGTGCTGCCGTCTTCCCATTGCCACGTCACTTCGATCCGCGCGTCGGTGCCTTCGATCTGCGCGGCGGCGTCGTAGATGCCGCGGTTGCCGGTCAGGAATCGGACCTTGGTCTGCGCGTCCTGGGCGCTGGCGAGTTCCAGCTCGAAGCGCCCGTCCTTCCGAAACCAGGTCTGCACGACGACCATCGCCTGGGTGCGCGGCATCACGCCCCCTTGCGCGCCCGCGTCCAGTCGAGCGCCGAGCCGTGGCCGTGGAGCCAGGCGTCCAGCTCGCGCACGTCGAACAGGAGCGTGCCGCCGCGGCGGCAATACGGCAGGCGGTGTTCGGTGATCAGCCGCTGCAGCGCCGAGCGCGAGCCGAGCTTGAGATAGGCGATGGCCTCACGCGCGGTGAGGTACGGGCTGACGACAGCCGGCGCGCTCATGCCACCCGCCCGTCGCGCTTCTCGAGGTAGACGCGCTGAAACGAGTCCAGCGGAATCCGGGCATACCGCGCCAGCCGCACGGCCAGCTCCGACCGCGGCACGGCCTCGCCGTTCAGAATCTTGGAAATGGCGCCCTGCGAGACGCCCATCGCCGCGGCGATGTTGACCTGGGTATCCCCCGTCTCACCGCAATAGGTCGCGAGGTCGGGATACTGCGGCGGCGGCGTGAACCCGCGGCCCCGGCGCCGCCGTGGCTTCGTAGACATAATGACTGGGAATACTCATATTCCCCCTGTGCCTTGTCAAGTACTATTCCTTTCAGGTATAGTGACTCGCATATGCATCTGGAAATCCCTACGCTGGCAGCCATGCCCCTTTCGTTGCAGGACCAGGCGCGCGCGCAGATCAAACGGTGGATCGGGTCGGTCGGGATCACGCAGACCGCGTTCGGCGAGCGGATCGGCCGGAATCAGGTCTGGGTCAGCAAGTACCTGAAGGGCGAGTTCGACACCGACCTCGAGACGCTGCAGGAGATGGCCCGAGTGTTCGGGCACACGCTGACGCAGCTCCTGGACTTTCCCGCGGATCCGGATGAAGACGCGGTGATTACGCTCTATCGGGCCCTGCGTCCGGAGGCGCGCCGTCTGGCGCTCCTGGTGCTCCAGGAGATGAGTCGGGGTCGAGGCCCGAAACCCCGCGCTGCCAGGCGATCTCGATCGTGAGTTCGTAGATCGTCGCGCGCGGCTGAGGGGGCAACCGGCGCAAGCGCCGGATATGTTGCACTTCGACGGGGGAGAGCAGGAACGGGCGTCGCGGCATGAGTACTTTCCTTCCCGAACGCAGCCGACCAAGTCGCTACGCTATCAACGGGGCGGCTACCGCGCAAGCAGGACTATACCTTAGGGGAATTAATTCATAGAGCATATGCCCAATCGAACAGGGCGCTCGTCACGTTAGGAGATGCAGGAGTAGTATGGGCCTGTTCACCCGCCCCGATTCGCCGTACTGGTGGCTCTTCCTCGAAACCATCAAGCAGAAAGAAAAGACCGACATCCCAGTCGGCGAGACGACCGCCCAGCGGAAGGACAGCAAGCGCGTCGCGACCGACCGCTATCATCAGCGCATGAACGAGCTGGCGGCGCGGCTCTACAAGCTGCCGAGCGCGCGGCCGGCGATCCGGTTCGCGAAGTATGCCGAACCCTACGCGACCGACACGATCGCGCACCGCGCCGGCGCCCGGCGGGAGCGGGAGATCCTCAAACAGCTGGTCGCGTTCTTCGGGAACGACTTACTCACGGCGATCGACCGCGACCGCGTCAAGGCGTATCACACCGTCCGGCGCACCGACTCGCCGCCGGCCGCGGCGGTCACCATCAACCGCGAGGTCGATCTGCTGAAAGGCATGTTGCGCGACGCGGTGCCGAAGTACCTCAGCGCCTCGCCGCTGGTCGGGATGCCGCGGCTGCGGATCGTGCCGCCGCGGCGCCGCTACGTCAGCGCGGCCGAGTTCGATCGCCTGCTCGCGGTCTGCGCGGACCCGCAGGATACGGCGATCCTTGTGCTCGGGCGCGATGGCCTGGCGCGGCTCGGCGACCTGCTCGACTTGCAGCACGCCGACCGCGACGGCTCGGTCATGCACATCCGCGATCCCAAGGGCGGCGTCCCCTACGACATGGTCCTGACGCCACGCGCGGCCACGGCGGTCGACGCGCTGACCGCTGACCGCCCGTACCTGTTCCCGAAGTTTCGCAAGGCGCTCGACCCGCGCGACTGGACCGGGTCGGTGCGGCAGCGGCTCGAGTATCTGTGTCGCCAGGCAAAGATCCCCTACGGCCGCGCGAAACACGGCGTCACGTTCCACTGGGGCACCAGGCGCAGCGGGGCGACCGATCTACTGGTCAAGGAGAAGAAGCCGCTGCCGATCGTGCAGCAGCAGGGCAACTGGAAGAAGCCGAACGTCCTGCTGGAGATCTACAGCGAGGTCAGCCGCGAGGACATGCTCGCCGCGCTCGCCGGGCAGCCGGCACGGAAGGCGAAGCGGCGCGCGGGAGGACGGGGATGAGTAAGCAGCTACTGGTGCTCGAGGAAGTGATCGCGATGCTTGAAACGATTGGCGCCTCGAAGCAAACGCGCGAGAACTTCCGCCGCCAGGCCGAAGGCGTCTTGGCGAAGCGCCCGACGCGTGGGCACGACGAGGTGACTGTCTCGAGCGGCTACGGCCAGCGGTCGCAGCGCGGCTTCGTCGAGCTGACCCTCGACGAGGTGCGGACGCAGATGGAGTCGGCCAAGGCCCGCGAAATCGGACTGATGCTGATTCAGGCGGCCGAGGCCGCGGAATCCGACGAGATCTTTCTCAAGCTCCTCACCGAGAAGATTGGCCTGAAGCTCGATGACCAGGCGCGCGGCGCCTTCCTGCTCGACCTACGCGAGATCCGGCAGGGCACCCGCGACATCTCTCGCCCGCAGTGAAATAACAATGGCATAACTATGGGATTCCATGTCCCCGAACCGGCGCGCATCACGGATGGACCTATGGGTACACGTCCACATGTGGGGTTATACGGCGCGTTCCTGTTTGCGTCGCCCGAGCCAGGCTGGCAGTTGATCGCGATTGCCACCGACGGGCAAGATCCCGACGTGCCCGAGGCCGCCGCTTGGGAACACGTGAGTGTGCGCGCCTGCCGCGCGAAGCCGGTCACGTCGCAGAGTCGCATCCCGACCTGGCGCGAGATGGTCTACACCAAGGATCGCTTCTGGGAGGACGACGATCTCGTCGTGCAGTTTCACCCGCGCCGGGCCGACTATGTCAATCAGCACCCGCACGTCCTGCACTTGTGGCGCTATCGCCTCGGGGAGCTCCCGACGCCGGCGGTGGGGCTCGTGTGAAGGCGATCTGATTCCCGCCCCGTTCCCGCCCGCCCCACAAAATCAACCAAACATTAAGAGAAAACAACCGTCAGCGGTGCCTTCGCAACGCGGAGGTCGGGAGTTCGAGCCTCCTGCCGTCCACCACCCAAAACCAATAAAACTGGGCCGCAATCGACGATTCCTGCGGGACGACGGGGTCGCCGACCGTGTCGGCTTTTGCTACACTTTGCCGGGTTTTGCCAGTTTCCATTCCCGTCCTGTTCCCGGTCCTCAGACGCCCGTCCCGAGCAGCTGCTTGACCCAGACCGAGCCGGCGAACAGGTTCGAGAGCGCCGGCAGGTCGCCGACGTAAAACCCCTTCTGGGCGTTCGCCTGCTCCTGGGTCAGCCCGAGCGTGATGAGATCGGCATCGGGCCAGGATTCGAGTTGGAGGCGGTAGGCGTCGGCCTGCGCGATGGCATTCCGCAGGTTCGTCGCGAGCTGCCCCGCGGTCCGCTCGAGATCGTCGGCCGTGAACTGCTTCCCTGCTTGCACGATCGCCATACATCCTCCCTCAGCGAATGAAATAGAAGCCCGTCCCAAGGAGATGCCACGGGCCGGCCGTGAAATTTTGCACCGTCGACCCCGCGGGCGTGCGATAGGCCTCCAGCCAGGCGGTACTGGCCTGCAAGAACCCGGGATCGTAGACCCCTGTCGTCCCATTCGTGAGCCGCGCAAAGGCCGTGTCGCCCGTGCCGGTCAGCGGGGCGACCCCGGCGGGCGTGGTGACGCGGAGATGCCCCGTCGACGAGAGGACGGTGATCCCGATCAGACTCACGGACCAGAACAATTGATCGCCGATAATCGCGTACTTACACGTATTGGTGGACACGGCGAGCGGCGAGCCGCTCGCATCGGTGACCGTCGGCGTCCAGTTCACCCGTGTCCCGACGGCCCCGTCGAGCCGGGCGATCTCCGCGTCGATGGCGTCCATCAGCGCATCGACATCGGCCTTGTCCCAGACCGACCCCGTCATCCCCGAGCCGTCGTCATCGACAAGAGAATTGTACCAAGTGCGATCGAGGGCCATTTCGCGCTATCCGTTCAGGTGTAACATCGCGCTGTTATGCCGCCACGAACCCACGGCATGTGCACGACGCCAATGTACAAAGCGTGGCACACGATGAAATGCCGCTGCTGCAAACCCGATCACTCCTCGCATTACTGGTACGGCGCGCGGGGCATTCGCGTCTGTGCCGCCTGGTGTGAATCGTTCGAAACCTTTCTGCGCGATGTCGGGCCGCGGCCGAGCCGACGTCATACCTTGGATCGCATCGACAACGAGCGCGGCTACGAGCCTGGCAATGTCCGCTGGGCCACACGCGCCCAGCAGATGAGAAACACGCGGAGCAATCGCTGGCTGGAGTTGCATGGCGAACGCCTGACCCTTCGCGATTGGGCGCGACGACTCGGAGCCTCGCACGCCACGATCCATACGCGGCTGTTGCGCGGGTGGCCGCTCGAGAGAGCCCTGACCACGCCCCCGCGCATCGGGCGAAATCAGCATGGCTAGCCCACCCCTCCCTCACGCCCGCGCAGCTGCCGCACTAGGTCGGCGAACGTATAGAGCTTGTTCGTGGCTTCGACGGTCTTGAGCGGCAAGACCGTCGCGCGCCCGCCGCTGATCGCGATCTCGCTGAACGTGATCCGCTGAATCCGGAACGTCCCGCTAATCGGCGGGCTGCTGATCGTGACCGTGATCAGCCGGCCGACCTGCAGCGACGGGTCGCGCGATTCGAACGTGAGCGTCCGGTGCGGGTCTTTGCGCTCCGTCAGCGTCGCGGCGATCTGCGCGGCGAGTTCGACCAGCCCCAGTCGGCTGTCCGTGATCACCAGCTCGATCAGCCCGTCGGCGGCGACCGCGGCCTGGCCCGGGAGCTTGAGCCGCTCGGCCATCGCATTTTGCGCGGCCGTGTCGGTCTGCTCGAGGCGGATCGTCACAAGATCCCCCTTGCGGATCGGCAGCGTGAGCGCGCCCGTTCCGGTCGCCGGGACGCCGATGAGGCGCGGCTGCACCAGCACTTGGGCGCCGTAGCGAATAACGGCCGTGATCGCGCCGACGCCCGACGCCGGGATGCCGGTGAGTTGCCCGTTGGCGATCCCGGTGTAGCGGATCACCATGCCGCCCGTCCGCGCCCAGCCGCCCGGGGTCGGGCCACTCAGGATCGCGTCGGCCTCGAAGGGCGCCGTCGCCGAGACCGGGAGCGCGGTCGCGCCGACGAGCACCTGGCCGTCGTCCTTGATGCCGGAGCCGTCACTGGTCGGCGGGGCCGCGCCTAATGAGGCGTCGGCGACGAAATCCCCGTACGACGTGTCGGTATTATTGGCGATGGTCGTCAGGAGTTTCAGGGCCGATCCGTTCGCGGTCGTGCGGTAGACCTTCCGCGACGTGACCCCCGGCGCTTTCGACACGGGGATCTGTTTGACGAGCACGGCGCCGACCCCCGACACCGGGAACGGGTACGGGCCGGGACCGCCATAGCCACACGCCATCTGGTAGTACCACCCGCCACCCCTCGAAAAGCCATCAGAGGACGCATACACCCACGGTCCCCCGTTATCAGACCGATAGACCGATACGTAACTCGTCGGCGCCGCCGGGCCCCCGGGTTCCAGCAGGGGATAGTAAAAGGCACTCCCCCCATCGGGCGCCGTGTAGTACGTCCGTGATCCTAAATAGACTTCCCAATCGTTGCCGTCCCACGTATACGTCGGGGAGATCGCGCCTCCCGGCCCATTCATGCCATTGGTATAGGCAATCTGGCACATGAACCGAATCCCCGATCCCACCCCATTCCCGGGTGAGAGCAACCCCGGAGGATAGGAGCCGGCGCCACAACTCCGCGCGCTGAGGGCCGGAGGTGTGCCCATGGTGATCGATTGAATCAAGATCGATCCTAACGGCCCGGGCAAGGTTTCGCCGGAGGCCGTCACATACGTCGTGGCGTATTTGTACGTCGCGCCGATCGTGTGTGATGACCCGGCATAGGGCGTCGGGAACGGCGCCGCGCTCGGCGCATTGCCCGTGCCCACCAGTGCCCCCGTCGCCCCTGTGCCGCGCACGCCCGCATAGGTGACGCGCTGCGCGTTGATCTCGACGAGCCCGCCCGTCGGCGCGTACCACGATTGCGGCTCGTCGCCCTCTTCGACCGGGATCTCCACCTGGCCCGCCGGCAGGTCGAGCGACACGCCGACGCCGCCGCCGCGGCCGATGACCTTCGTCACGACCTGCGAGAGATCCTCGTGCAGCTGATGGTTCCGCGACGTGCGCGGCTGCGCGTCGGTGATCGGCGCCGCCGTCTCGGTCTCGGTCAGAAAGACATGCAGATCGCCGACGTAATCGAGATACCAGTAGCCGCCAATCCGCCGGCAGATCTCGGTCAGGCAGACCGGCACCTGTTCGTTGGTGAACGTGATCGCATCCAGCGTCGGCAGGCCGGGCGCGACCGCCCGCGTCGTGACGTTGCGGGTATACCGCGCGACGAGATCGAGCACGATCGCCGTGGCGGACTGGTTCGTGTAGGTCGCCAGCACCAGCTGTCGTTGCAGGAGCCACGTCGGATCGACGCACTGCAGGTCGTACGCCACGTTCTGCTTGACGTCCTCGTAGACGAGCGTCGTCTCGAGGATGCGCCCGCCAAAGAGCGCGTGCGCCGGGTCGGTGGCGTCGCCGCTGAACACTTGCAGCGTCTGGCCGGCGACCGGCGTAAACCCGCGCGCACGAAAGCTGGCGGTGTCGGTCTGGTCGTTCAGCACATGCTGAATCGCCGCCCCCTCGATCCGGAGCCCGGTCCCGGGCTGCCCGCCGCCGGGGTTGACGACGCCGTCGATGGTGCTCTGGAGCCACGCCTCGTAGACGTTCAAGCGGAAGGCCTTCAGCCGCGCAAACCCGAGCCGCGCGCAGCCGGGCCGATGCGATGGGCTGACGCTAGCCAAGACGGACCCCGCTGTGGCGCATCTCGGTCACGAGCTTGTTGGCAATGTCCTGGGCGTCGGTCGAGTTGACGTTGACGTTGAGCGTGTTCGTGGTCTGCGTTGCCCCGCCCCGGCCCCAGGCCTCGGTCGGCGCCGGCGTGCGGTTCGCCCAGCTCACGCCGCCCCAGCCGCCCGGGACGCCCGTCTGCTGCAACTGTTTGAAGTCATAGCCGCCGAGGCCGATCGAGCCCGACGTCGCCACGCCGGCGTCGGCATAGGCGCGCAGGAGCTGGGCGCCGGCGATCGCGGCGTCGTAGGCGGTGGCGTTCTGCCCGAGCGCGGCATTCAGCTGGACGACCTGCTGCGTGGTCTGCGCGGTCTGCTGCGCGACGTCCCGGGTCATCTGGGCGTACCCCTGCCCGGCGCGCTCGCCGCGGTTCCAGGCGTCGGCCTGGCGCTGCGTCTCGGCCTCGTAGGCGGCGGCCTGCTGCGTCAGCTGTTTTATGGGGCCCAGGATGGACTCGGTCGTCGGGATCGCGACCTTGCCGACATTCGCCCACGCGTCGCCGAGGCCGGCGATGATCGGCGGCAGGGGGAGGGTGGCGGTGTAGATGTCCCGGAGCGCCTGCGGCGCGACCTGGCCCATGCGGGTGTAGGCCTCGATCGCCTTCCCGAGTTCGGCATTCATGGACGTCTGGGCGGCCGTCGACATCCGGGTCAAGTTCTCGATCGGGCCGAGCGCGGCCACGTATTGCTGCGCCTTCGCGATCGTGTCGGTGCCAAACATCGACTCGCGCAGCCGCGTCAGCGCGTCGGCCTGCTGCTGCGCTTTCTGGGCGGCCTTGTCCTGCTCGGCGTTGAAGTCTTTCAGGGACGCTTTGCTGGCGTCCATCTGGCGCTTGAGATAATCGATCGCGCGCTCGCTGACCCCGAAGTGGCGCGCCATCTCGGCGGTCGTCGAATTGTTCGCCTCGATCTCGGCCTTCAAGGCGCCGACGCCGCCCTTCGCGCCGGCCAGCTCCGCCGACCAGCCTTTGACCCGCTGCGCCCCGGTATTGAACTGTTCCGCATTGGCGGCCGACGTTTTGCGCAACGCTTCCGACGCCGCGTGCACGTCGGTGAAGACTTGCCCGGTCTTCTCGAACGCGCGCTGCAGCACGTCGGCATTGTTCGCCGCCGCCTGGCCGGCATCGCGCCAACCGAGGATACTCGCCGTGGCATCGCCGATGATCTTGTCGCTCCCGGTCAGCTCGGCGATCTTGCGCCCGATCTGCCAGCCGACCATGGCCGCCGACGCCACGCTGATCGCCGTCCCGAGCTTGCCGATCAGCGTGGAGGTGTCGAGCGACACGCTGCCCAGCTGCTTGAGGTCGTTGATCTGCTTGCCGACGTTGAGCCCGAGCGCGTCGAGCGCCTGGTCGGCGACCTCGAGCCCGTCCTTCATGCCGGCGGCGTCGCTGCCGGCCTTCTTGGCTTGCGTCCCGACGTCGGCGAGCGCGTCGCCGGTCTTGCCGACCGCGGTGGTCCCCGAGGTGCCCATCTCGGTCAGGGCGGCCTCGGTCTCCTTGGAGGCCTGCTCGATCGAGGCCAGGCCCGCATCGGCTTTCTTACACTCCCCGACAAACTCGGAGAAGTCGGCGGCAATGGTGCTGCTCAGCGCCATCGGGCGGCCTCACGCGGGGCGTGGGTGAGTTCGTCGACCAGGATGCGGTAGACCACTTCGGGCAGCTCCTGCAGGTCGCGGTAGGACAGGCCGCCGCCGGTCAGGCGACAGACGGCCAGGTCGGCGGCGACGAGCCGCCGATAGAGGCCGTTTTTTTTAGCGTCGCGTCCTCGGCGGCGACGCGGGTCTCGTGCGCCTCAATCGCGCGTTTGATCGCGAGAAACGACGCCTGATCCAGGTTGCGCAGGAGATCGCTC